ATAGAGAGCCGCTACCTCTTCAGATATCCCACGTTCTGCTAGCGCGACGATTGCCTCCGGACTTATTTGCTGTGCGTATCGCTGCGCCGCTTCCAGCTGCAATTTCGATTGCACGTTTGAGGCCATCGTTAAACTCCAAGTTCTCTAGTATGCAGACTAAGTTAGCTGCATTCCCACCTTTACCGCAGGTGTGACAGTAGTACAAGTTATCGTACGTGTTGATAACAGCAGAGCGTCTGCTGTCTGTATGTAAGCAGCACCGGACACTAGCTGACTTACCTTCTCTTACTTCACCGCCAAAGTATTTAACGATGGCATCTATTGGGATGTCGTTGGCATCTACTTTCCCTTTGAACTTTCCCGCCTTACGTACCCTTGACCAGTCTTGTGCTGGCATACGCACCCCTCGCATTGTTCGTGATGTGCTTCGCTAAGTTTTAACTGATTCAAACGATTGTATTCGCCTGCATCAATACAAGGTTGACAAATCATTCTTGACCCATCTTCTCTTTTAACTTATCGCAAAACCCTTTAGGGTCGTAAGCATACTGCTTATCGTTGATCATAAGAGCAGTATAAAAACTTGGTCTTTTATTCAAGTCACAATTATATTTAAGTTTATTGGCTTCTAAAAAACCTAAACCTAAAAACATCGATAGCGCAATGCTAACAATAATAGATATAGCTATGACTTCGTCTGAGTACCAATCCCAGAAGTTACTCAGCCAGCTTTTCATCTGCTTCTACTTCTGGTAGGTACTCTTCTACTGCTTCTTCTGCATCTGCTGCAATGATAGCTTCTTCTGTTACTGCTGGAACTTCGTTCCACGTTTGTGTGCTTGTAATATCTCCGCCTGGAATTGGCATTATTGTTTCTCCTTTAACCATTGTGTTAAGTCTTGGACCACCCAAGCCTTCTCTATGCCAGCGTTGCGACGCTTAACTACAACATAATGCAGTGGCACTTCTCCGATACCACGAGCCTTAGCGTAGTTAAGCGCCTCAACTTCTGCTTCTCTCCAGAACTGAGGCAGCGAAAGGGTCTGCCTGTTCTTGAGTTCTAGTATGTATGTCTGTCCCGCTACAACTACAACTAGATCCCCTTCGTCGTCTTTACCAGCCAAGCGCAAGCGTTCAGCTAATATACCAAGACCACGAAACCATTTCATTACATCAATCTCGAAGGCTGCGCCCTTAGCCTTATTGTACTTCGGGCTGCTCATCAACGAGAACTACCTTGTTAGTCTTGTAAACCATCTGGCCTTCTTCATCTTTGACTATCTCTACAACACCTGACTGAATCAAAGCGTTGAAGAAGTTAGCAAGATCAACCTTAAGGATAGCTACTTCTCTATCTAAATCACTCATTGTTCTATCTCATTTCCATATTCATCTACGTTATAGTTACCAGTATAGCCATAGCGTGCATCACGGGCGAGCATCGCACCGTATGCGTTTCTATCTGATATCTGGCAAGCACCATAGTTAACTAACAAGGTTGCAAAATCCTTACCGTCTGCTGCGTGTGGACCGAAGCGGTTCTTTACCGCAGCTATCTTTAACTCAGCATTAGTTGGGTTGTACCCAAGTGTAAGTATCAGTGCAGGTAACTGACTGACCTTACCGTGTACTGCACGGCGTGCTGGTGGTTCAGTAGGACTACCATACTCTGACTGCTCAGAGACGTGGTGTAGTACTAAGACGCAAGCCTCAGTCTTACGAGCCATATCGTGCAGCTCCATCATAATTGCACGAAGCCCCGCCCATTCGTTGTCTGTCTCAGCAGCTACATTCATAAGGTTATCTATGATGATCAACTCAGGGGCTAGGCCGTACAACTCGACGTAAGCCTTAATCTCCAACTCGATATCATCGAGTGACGGACTGGAGTCAAAGACCCACTTGATGTGCTTTAACTTATCAAAGTGCGTGTCGTAGTAATGGGAGTCAGAAGATAAGTTCTGCTCCACGTTCACCTGGTTATGACCAGATGTGTGCGCTGCTGCTCTCATCATTACAGTTGTTGTATCTGTATCTGCTGAGAAGAACAGTGTTGGTACTGCTGCCTTGACTGCATAGATTAAGGCAAACATAGACTTGCCTGCATTGGGTGCAGCTGCAACCATACAGACTTGTCCACGTCTAAACTTAATTTGCTTTACAGCTAGTGCATCCCATACGTCAGGAAGTGGTGTCGCTTTGGTAAGGACAGTTCCCCACGCACGTTGTAAATCAAGCACTGAACTCTCCAAACGGAAGGCTAATATTCTTTTGTCGGCGGATTTCTTTTCTTTTAGTTTCAGTTAAACCGCCCCAAATACCAAAGCGTTCGTGTCGAACGCCCCAATCTGCACACTCAGCTTGATGTATACAACTACCGCAGATAGAAAGAATAAGTTTCTTTTCAGGAAAAAAAGTAGTCTGTTCTACTGGGTAGTACATCTCTGTATCTATGCCTTTACAACTCGGATCCTCAAACTCCCAGGGTCCTCGCATACATTAACGAACCCAGATAGTCTCGCACTTATCTGGCGCACCCTTTGGTGAGGCGCACATATAACCCTGCCAAGGTCCCTTGGCTGATGTGCCTGTCTTATAGGCCATTACTCCGTGCTTACATACCTTTGCTCCAGGCTGTGCTGGTGCTTCTACTGGTGCAGCAACTGGTGTTGCATTGAACTGCTGTGCAATAACAGCGTTAGCTGTTGCTAGTGCGCTACCACCTGATAGTTCAGATGATGTTGACTTGATAAGTGCTGCGACCATTGATAGGTCAGTAAGACCTGTCTCTAGGTCCTTGATATCTGCAGCATAAAGATTGATAAGAGTTCCATCAGCTAACTTATAGTTAATCTGAAACTTTGTGTTTTCGTTTGCAGCCATTTACTTTCCTCCACTTGTTTTGATATTGAGTCTTACAGATTCGTTACCGACAACCTTCGGTACAAACCCCAGAAGTTTCTCAACTTCTTTTGCATCAACTGTCTCACGACCTTTGACTGTTGTCCAACTGATTTCTACGCCACTAGCAGTAACACCAGTAGAGCCTTGTAAAGATTCCTTCAAGGATTCGCGTTCCTTTTCCAGCTCTTTAATCTTGCTATCTAACTGTAGGTAATGCAGTGCGTGCTTGTCAACTTCTTCGTCCTCAATCACGACTTCACTAAGGACGATACGTTCTTTCTTTAGACCACCGCAACCCATCTCTTCTGTTGCATCGTAGTACTGGCAGTAGTCCTTGCAGAAGGACTGATCCTTCTCTGGTTCTGGCAGTGTTGTAGATGCCTTGACAGATGCAAGCCAGTCAAATGCTTCAAGTGCTACAGCCTCATCGTATGGCTCGCTATGTACCTTGACATCCTTCTCGGCACCGTCACGTGCTATGGCTACTAGGTTTACTGTCTTAACTTCATAACCATTCTTAGATAGTAGATAACCATAGACCTGTACCTGCCAGCGCTGTTGCTTTGATGGGAAGTAACTAAGGTTCTTAATCTTAGAAGTCTTCCAGTCAATGACAGCACCGGTACTAGGTACGAACAAGTCAACGTGTGCTTTCATATCACCATAGGCAACTTCAGTTTCTACTAAGTATTCTTTACTTTCAGGATCAAGTGCGCCGATAGCCTCTTCGATAGCTGCGTGAATCGCAGTACCCATAATGGCAGCTAACTTAGATTGATTCTCATTGGTATGAGGTTGTGCGTTTAGTCTGTACCAGACCTTGCGCTTACATCCACCTATCTCTGATGGACCTACCTCTGTCTGTAGGCTACGGTCACGACTTGCATCTTTAGCGTGCAGTACGTGCAGTAGTAATTCTTTTGGATCTTCTATCGCCATTTGCGGTCATCCTTCCATTGTAGGAAAGTATCAAAGCAGTAGGCACCGACAAATCCCATTACAAAACTAAATCCTGCTACTAGAATCAACTCTTTCATTTGTCATTCCTTGTCTGTGTAACCACCTGAATTGGTGGGTGTGTATTGATATCCAGTAAGGATGAAATCCTGACCGCCTTCTCAGCTACCACACTTGCTGTTAAGACTTTATTGTAAGACCTAGGTTCTAAAGAATACAAGTACCCAAGGGCATAATTTCCACCGGAGCCTGCCGAGAATAGCCCACGCTCAGATGTGTTAAACGACAGGTCACCACCGATAGAAAACATATTGCCGTTAAAACCTAGCAAGAACGAGAAGTTCATCTCCTTGTTATCGACTTCATAGTTACCTTCTTTGAATGCAGCTGAGATACTAGGCAGTACTCTGCTACCCATAAAGCGGGTTGGGTCTTCACCACGATAGAGCGGTGGCTTCCACGCATAGGCAAGGATGTCACCTGGACGTGAGTCACCTGTTAGACCAAGTAAATACTTACCCGTTGATACTATCTTGGGTGTCTCTACCGAGATGATGCGTTGATCACCGTCAGTGATTTGTGAATCGGCTGCCATTACCAAGAAGTCTGAGCCTTGGATACCCACGAGTGTTGTCATAGGAATACTTTACCAGTCTACGGCGTGTCGCAAGACACATACCAAGCTGTGTTTGATTACAATATGAGCCGTAGGCGAATAACGGTACGGCCCTTAGAGGGCCGAGCAACAGGGAGGACCGAAATATGCGGCTCCGTCTACCAACCCTGCGGAAATTCAGGTCCATACGTAACCCATTCTATGGCCTTTCTGAGCCTTTTGGGGCCGATTTAAGACAGTTAGGCCCCCTTCACGTATGTCCGTGTGGGTCTATGGTATTCAACGTCGCAGCGTCCTTTGAGGACTACGAGCTAGTTTGGTACGCATTAGATGCTGAGTGCTTCTCC